GCCGTATTAGGATGGCGTAGCTGTGGATATTCAGGCAATTAGGCAACAGATTGCCGTGAACCTTGCCACAATTAGTGGTTTGAGGACGGCAGAGAACGTTCCCGACATGGTGAACCCCCCTGTCGCGGTTCTGAGCCTTGAGCAGATTGGTTTCGACGGGGCTTTCAACCAGGGTTTGACTACCCTACAGTTCACACTTTTCGTTGTCGTGTCTCGTGCTGACGAGCGCACAGCGCAACGGAAGCTAAACCAGTATGTAGCTGCTACCGGGGACTACAGTATCAAGTCTGCGGTAGAATCGGATAGGAGACTTAATAATCTCGTAGCGGATTTACGGGTTCGTAGCGTGACTAACATAGGCTCTCTACAACTGGATGATCAGGAATATATGGCGGCTGAATTTGATGTCGTTGTTTATGTATAAGGAGAAATAAATTGGCAAAGTATGTAGTTACAAGCCAAAAGGTAACTGTGAACGGAACAGATGTTTCGGACGCTTGCGCTCGCGCTGAGCTTGTCCTGAACGCTGCCGAGGTCGAAACAACTGACTTCGGTTCCGCTGGTTGGACTGAGGTTGTGGGCGGCCTGAAGAGTGGTCAGTTGACCCTCGACTTCCACAGCGACTTCGGTGCCGGTGGTGTGTCTAACCTGTTCCAGGACCTTGTTGGCACGATTGGTACGTTTGTTGTGATTGCAGGTGGAACCGCTGCTTCAGCGACCTCGCCTGAGTACACCGCAACGGCCTTGATTAACAGCTTCACCCCCGTGGCTGGAGCAGTTGGCGACCTCGCCACATTCTCAGTGACGTTCCCCACCACGGGTGCCGTTGCTTACGCAACCGCGTAATTGTTGTAAACTTACAGCATGAGAATCAACCTACACATTCAGTTCCAGGACGGTACGGCAAAAACGGTAACTTGTAGCGCCGCTGACCTTGTTGCTTTCGAGGACAAGTTCGGGATTAGTGTTACGAAGCTGGCTGAGGAAACTCGGATTGGCTGGTTACTGTTTTTGGCGTGGCACTCGGAGAAGCGCTCCGGCGGTACAAAGGCTGACTATGAAAAGTGGCTGGAAACAGTTGAAACCATTGGGGAGTCTGAGGAAGACCCAAAATAGTTGGTCTCGGTGAGTCTTCGGCTCACTGGATGATCGCTGGCCTAGCGGTTGAAACCGGGATTAGTCCTAGAGAGTTGTTACAGCTCGATGACAGGATGCTATGGACCATGCAACGCTGGTTGGTAGCAAAGAATCTGCCGAGACACTAGGAAGCCGCCCCTTCGGGGGCGGTTTTCTTGTCGGTAGAATAGATGTAGACGTTAGGCGGATTCATGGCAGAGACTTACAGGGCTGACATCATTGTCAGTGATATGAAGCGTCTCGTGCGTCGGTTGAATGAGATTGAGCCTGAGTTGGCTAAAACTATGCGCCGTGAGTGGAAAGAGCTTGCTGAGCCTGCTAGGGCTAATTTATCGGCGAGTATCAAGTCTGCTGGTATTCCTATGCGGGGTTTCCGCAAGCGCGGTTCTAGTGTTGCAAAAACGTGGAATAACCGGGGTCAGTCGTCTCGCGTGTTTGTGCAGATGCGTGCTGGTAATCGTGTGATTGCTCAGATGCGTAATCAAACTATTCTTCGGCTTGTTGTTCGTAACGCTGCGACGATTATTGCGGATATGGCTGGTCGCACGAATTCTTCTCGTACACCTAAAGGCACGAAGACTGACTGGTATGTGTATCTTCCTGCTAAAACTTACACGAAGAACCAGAAGCCTGGTTTCCGTCGCCACACTGTTACTACACAGGGCGATCAGATGTTACAGAACTTGCAGGGTTGGGGTCGCGGTGGGGCTTCTCGTGTTGCTTACCCTTCGGTGGAGAAGACGTTGCCTGATGTGCGGGACAAACTTATTACAAACTTGAATGAGTACATTGCTTTGACTAACAGAGAGCTTGGTGCCTGATGGCTAAAGAGAGACCATTATCAATACCGGTAATCCTTGGTATCAAGGGTAAGGGTCTTGATGAGGCTATCAAGGACACTAAAAGACTGTCTACCCAGTTGGGTCGGTTGTCTGACACCGCTGTCAAGGCTGCTGCCGGTTTTGCAGCGTTCAAGGGTGGGCAACTTGTAGCTAATTTCGCCCGTGACGCTATTGATGCGGGTCGTGACCTTCAGGTCAACTTGAATGGTTTGCAGTCGGTGTTTGGCGAGTTCACGCCCACCTTGATTGAGTTTACTAAGTCTACTGCCGGTATTGGTTTGTCCATGTCCGAAGCCGCCAAGGCTTCTACGTTCCTTGGTTCGGTGCTGAAGCAGTCCGGTTTCTCGATGGAGGAAGTGTCTGAGCAGACACAACGCCTTGTCGGTTTGGCTGCTGACCTGTCGCTGACATTCGGTTATGACGTACAAGAGTCATTGCTTGCAATGACAGCCCTGTTCCGTGGTGAGTATGACCCGATTGAGAAGTTCGGTGTCGCCATGAAGCAGAACGAAATTGAGGGTGAAAAACTCAAGCGTGGTCTTGAGGGGTTGACCGGTTCCGCCGAGCGTCTTGTCGATCAACAGATTCGGTTGGAACTGTTGTATCAGCGTTCTTCTGACTCTATGGGCGCTTATGAACGTCAAGCGGGCACGTTGCGGGTGGCTCAGGATACGTTGCGGGCGTCGTTCAACAATATGCAACAAATTTTGGGTACGGCAATGTTGCCTGTTGTTGCGGATTTGACGGCTTCGCTTATCCCGCTTGTTGAGACTATTGGACCGATTCTGGCTGCTGCGATGCGTCAGGTTGTACCCATGTTGGTGGCGTTCTCGCAAAACAGTGAGGGCATTATCCGGGCAATGGTGACAATGATTAAGGTTATTGCTTCTGTTGTGACGATTGTGTCAACGTTGACGAAGTTCATTATCAACAACATTGATGCTTTCAGAATTCTGGCAACAGTTGTTATCACGGTGGGTACAGCGTTGTACTCGGTGCGTATTGGTGTCGCCATTATGGGTGCTATTCAGTCCGCTGTGGTCGCATTGAACATTCAGTTGTTTGCCACCCAGGTTGCTTTGCGGCGGGTCAAGTATGCACTGGTGTCTATCCCTGTTGTGGGTTGGGCTTTGGGTGTTATTGGTCTTGCTACTGACTTCTTTGGTTTAGCTGCCGCTGTTGATGAGACGGGCGAAAGCATTGAGGACATGTTCGACGAGAAAGCTCTTCTCGCGGACATTGAAGCGCTTGGTGATCTTACTGCTCAGGGCAACATGCTTGAGGAGTCGTTTGAGGATGTTGCCGCTGCTGGTGGTGCCGCTAAGGACGCTGTAGGGGATTTCTACCGAAACCTCGCTAATGAAATTGATAAACAGCAGGCGAAGCTTCGTTTGCAACAAATGGGTGCTTCCGCCGGTCTAATTCAGTCTATTCTTGGTTCTGGTGAGGATTGGCAACGTGTTTTCAATGATGTTGTGTCTCGCGGTATTGCTGGTGTTGCCGATGTGCAACGCCTGTTCCAGGCTACTGCGGCTGGTTTTGATGAGGCAATGTCGCAGTGGGAGGAAGAGTACGGAGAGCCTTTCCGTAAGTTCAAAGAGGATGCGCTTGCTGCCCGTGACGCACTGATTGAGTTTACGCGGGAAATTGAAATTCTGCCGTCTGTAGCGGAAACACTGGGTCAGTTTGAACGATCCGCTGTTGACAATCTTGCTTCTATTGAAGAGAAGCTGAAAGAAGCGTTCGATAACGGTCAGTTGTTGGATGGTTCTTACCGGAACTTGTTGCAGTACGCTCGTGATGAGTTCCAGGTGTTGCGTCAGATTGAGCGTCAACGCGATGAAATTATTGGTCGCCGTAACGCTGCTGAAGCGCTGATTAACTCGGTTCAATCGTCAATTATCTCGGGTGGGCGTCTTGTTGGAATTCTTGGCAAGGTGCAAACCGAGGCTGAGGGTGTTGATGTTGTTGAGTTCGCTACCCGTACCGTGTCGGCTGGTACAAGTCTCAAAGAGTTCCGTACCGCTTTGCTATATAACTTTGTGGAGCCGATTGAGAAGGCCAAGTCAAGAGCTGACGAACTGGTGTCCGGTTACAGGGCTGTTGTGGAGCGCACTCGGGAGTTTGTTGAGAATCTGAAGGCGTTGCGTGCGCTTGGTTTGGACCCGATGTTGTTCAACCAGCTTGTTGAGGCTGGTGTTGAGGCGGGTGGTGAGACCGCTAAGGCGCTTGTTGAGGGTGGATCGGAGACAGTTAACGAGATTAACTCTCTGTTTACGGAGCTTGATGCACTTGGTATGGAGCTTGGTGAGAACACTGCTCAGGTCATGTACGGGCAGGGTGAGAACTTTGTCAACGGTATTGTTGAGGGTTTGACTGCTCAGGCTGGCGAGTTGGAGATTAGCGCTAAGTCGATTGCTGAAGCGTTTACTGTTGCGTTTGAGGAAGTTCTGATTCGTGGCATTAATCAGGCGATTGATGCGGCTGAGGCGGCTTTGGCGCGG